CTGTGGCAGATGTGTCCATACCAAAACCCCCAGCTTTCTGGAACTCAGATTGTGGAGGCGGGGGTGTTGGATCACTGTCATCACTTACCGGAATAGCTTGTTCTGTTTCTGTTTCTACTGGTGCTTGCCCTGCGGGAGAGTATCCTGTAGGAATTGGATAAACTGGTTCCCCATTAAGAAATGGAATAAATAAACTATCGCCCCCTGCATTTTTATACTCACGTACATCTTGATTTGATGGATCAAACATAGGAGTTACAAACGTGCCTTGGTTAGCGTGAATAACACCACCCTGTGCTTTCTCTTGTGGTTCTTCCTCACCGTCTACAATAATTAAATCCATTACGCCAAACGGCATATCGTCAGGTAGTACAGCTTCATCACCATTACCCATCTGACCCATAGCATCCATTTGTTTTAAGCCTTGCTTGGCATCTTGTCTTATACGCATTAAGTTTTCTAAACCAATATAACGAACTACATCGGCAGGAAAAACAAACTCACCCTCACTTAGCATAGCAGGAATATCATCTCGTACTTCTTTACGAGTACTACCTACTGGTACATCATTACCAGATACCTCATCTACCATGCCACCTTCATCACGAAGGCCACCATCTTCAAAGAGTTCCATTTGTTTTTCGTACATAACGAGTTCCTTATTGAGCTTTTAGTACTTCGTCACGCAATAGTTTAAGTCTACGTAACTGATATATTGCGCCTTGTGATCTATACACTGCAACAGATTCATTAGTTTGCTCCATAGTGCGGTGTTGTTGGTCTATTAAAGTATCTAAATATTCTTCAAACTTAGACCATTGGGCTTGGTTGCTGACCATTGCCTTGAGCTTGTTGAGGTGCTCCTTGTCCTTCTGCATTACCACTAAATCCTTGTTCTCCCGGTACTGGTGCTTGGCCTACGCCAATGTTACCACCACCTGCTCCTGATGTGTCCATTGGGTTTGCTCCTGCTGGAGGAGGTCCACCTTCTGGTGCTGGCTGCTGTGCTTGCATACCTTTCATGATTTCAGCTTGCAATGCAGCTTCATCCATGTTGTTGGTTACTTTGTCAGGGTCAAGTTCAAGAGACTTTGCAATCTCACGAATAATGTATTGAAACTTAGCAAAGGGTGCAAGTGCAGGGTTGGAGGATACTTGCAAGAACTGCATCAAACGTTGGCTACGTACTTCATTAGCCATAAGGGATTCAGTACCACGTGCTTTAACTTCTAAATCACCACGCATTTCTGGATCAAAGTTAAACTGCATATTAAAGCGGAATAAACCTTCTCCCATTGGGCGCAGTAAATAGTCATCAATATTTTTAATTACATTTTTAATGCTGCCACTAGCAGCACCCATCAACATACTAATGCCACTTGCAGTACGGCCTACACCAGACACACCTGTTTGCCCATGTGCAAAAGAGGGAAAGCCTGTTGATTCATCTGCAAGTACTCGTGCCTTGTCAAACAGTTGTAAGTTTTCGCCAGCAACGTTAGGGAACTTAGTGCCGAAGATAGCCTGTCCCGGTGCGCCACCTTGTCTGCGGAACACCTTACCGGGATACACAGATAAATCTTGACCGGGTACTAGATTAGTTTCGTCTACTTCAATAAGAAGATTGCCCGATAATACAGCATTATCTACAGCCATACGCATGAAACCATTCATAAGTGTTTGAGTATCATCCATATTTTCAGCAATGCCTACACCAAAAAATGAGTATGGGTTCAGTTCGTAGGGTACAGCATGATAAGGGATACGTGCAGGTTTAAACGGATTAAGAACCATGCGAATAAGTTTATCGTTACAAATCCATACGTTTGCTTGTAGTTCATCAAATGTTGTAAGTTCATCTGGAATATCTACGCCTTGTTCCTCTAGCATTTCAACATCTACCATGCCCCAATACTCTAGGACTTCGTAGCGTTCAATGCCATGTTCTGGTGCGTAGTCAGAAAGATCATCTTCCCAGTATTGCTTATTATAGTTTTCACCCAACGAAATTGCTTCATCAATAACGGCACTACGGAAGTATGGTCTTTTCTTTAATCCTCTCATTTGTGTACGAGACAGTTTATGGCGTTCAATTACGTACTGAGCATCGTCCATGCTGTTAGCATCTGGATCAGGATAAAAGTTCCACACAGATACATGAGATACCTGTGGTACTGTTTTAAACATAGGATCGTAGTTACCTTCTTCGTCCCAGTTTGGGTATTCTTTATCTACGGCAAATGGACCCTTCATTACACCCGTACCAAACAAAGCCATTTCAAAAGCTGTACTACGTAAGTGTTTAGATGCAGATGATTCTTCCAACTGATCTTGAATTTGTTTTTGCATCTTTTTAGCTGCAATCATTGCAGGGCTAAAAGTAATGGCTGTAGGAGTTTTACCTACACCAGCTTGTACATTATCAATACCTTCAAACTTATCCTTAATAGGACCAAGCATATCATTTAATGTTTTAAGTGTTGCTCCTGCGGGAAACTCTTTACCATCACCTTTAAAACCATAAGGATTAATCTCTTGATCTAATCCATTTTCACGCATTTGCTCAGGTTCAGCTGGATCAAAATGTACGTCTGCTACTACTCCTTCTGGAAGTTCAGTAGGTTCAATAGACAAAGGAAAACGATTGTTAGCAAACAGTACGTCTACAATCTGCCCATACGCAGCCAAGGTTTTTGTTTTAGTAACTTTAATAAATACACGAGACTTTTCTGCATCAGTAAACTGTACGTCTGGTCCGTATATACCACGATAGTTACGGTATGAGCGAAGCCAACGTTCTTCATCTTGGCGACGATAATCTTCTGAACGATGATAACGTTCCATTACATATGGAATAATTTTTGAAGTATCTGCATCAAATTCCGTAGAGTTATCTGTATCCTCTAACGCAATTGAATCGTCTTCAATAAAGATGTCATTTTCTTCTGCCATTTATTTTTCCTTAGTAACCAAACGTTGCGTCTGCTACACGCATACCCATTGAAGGTCTTCCATGTGGATCATAATCAAATACACTAAATCGTGGTCGGGACATTATACCATAACGCAATGCATCATACAAGTGATCTTCAGAGTGGGTATCAATATCTTCTGGATTCTTTTTGTCCAAAGGTATAGCAGGTAATTGTGATACAATATTTGTACAAGTATTAAAAAATACTAAACGAGGATTCTCTGTAAACTCGTCTACTTGTAACCGTCTATGTACTTCGTTTTTACCAGCAATCCGTGAACCTTTAGAACGATCTGATGGTCTCCAACGACAACCACGACCAATCATTTGTTCTGCAAGGCTAGGTCCAGTATCGCCACGCTTGTGCCATAAAGAAGAGTCAAGTACACCGTACTTAATGTTTCCGTCTTCTGCTTCTAAATCCATTACCATATCTGCTAAGTCAGTTGCAAGAACTTTACTTACGTACAATTCTCTGTATACAATTAACTGTTCATCAGGAGAAACCGCAAACCAAACAACTCCAGATTTACTTCCGTATCCATAGTCACATGCCCTAAACTTAACCCAATTGCTTGGTATTTTAAAAGGTTCAATGACATGAATGTTTCTGTCAAACTCTGTAAAGGCTGCGCCTTCTTTAATGTCCCAATCACCGTCTAACAATTGTCTACGTTGTTGCTCAGGTAAAGACAAAAGCATCGCTTCGTAGTCACCTTGCTTACTTAGATAAGGATTGTCTGAAAGACGTGCAGGTATAAACCTACGTTTGAATAAAGGTTTTCCTGCCTTTTCGTGTCCTGCAGGATATTTGAGTTCTTCGCCAGATTCAATATCAGTTGCATTATACGCCTTTCCTGCAGGTGCTGGGTCAATAAACATTTTCTTAACCCAATGATGTCCCCTGCCGCCGGGGTTAGTAGTTGCTCTCATAAAGATAGGCAAGTCAGGTGCGGTTGATCTCAAGCGACTCCGCATGTAGTTCCAAGCGAAGGGACTAGCCCATTGAGTTAGCTCGTCAAAGCCTATCCAA